GTCCCTTTTATGGAGATAGACCGTATGTTATTTTTATTTAAATGGTTACGAAAAGTTAACCCCCAGAGGACAATTGATCGTTTGATCATTGTCATTGTTTTTCTCTGGTTGGTGCTTTTCACTAATCATTGCGTAACATACGGCCCTACCTTCATGGAATTTCGAACGCATGTCTGCATTTAATAGAAAGGTGCAGGGTATTTATTACGTTCGACTCGCTGATAAGCCACGTCTGGTCCGTTTATCGGATACCAATCGTCGTCTCAGCTTTATTCCGGGAACGAAGTCGCGTTTACGGCTGTCCTTTCGAACAGTCGTTCTTTCTCTTACGAGGTTAATTCCATGGCAGTGATTTACGACCGGCCTGTGTTTTACAGGTATTTTAATAGGAGTGGTTACATATCACGCAGCACTCACGCGTATGTGAACTACTTCTCCGGTAGTAGCACTCGCCAATTGGAGAGTGGACTTGGTCCTTCTATGAAGGAATTCAAATACACTACAATTAACCCTAATTGGAAGATCAAGATTGCTAAGAGGCAAGATGCCACTGGTCCTTATAATGTCATCGGAACCTCTTTCTCCCTAAACGGCCTATTTGGTGTTGGTTCTGACCCGTTGGTTGATGTTGACTACACGAACAGTTTAACTATGTTCGCTGATGTTAGCTCTGCCAGTGGGTTTCCTAATACCGATGCAAGCCTCGAGACCCTTGCGCTTACGCGTTTAAAACGTAAACTCAAGAAGCAAATCACGTCGTTCGATTCTTTAGTTCCCTTAGCTGAAATCCGAGATCTTCGGACTACAGTCAAAGGCTTGGCGGAGTTAACTACTTCGCTTGTAAAGACTCTTATCGACATCAAGAGAACGAGAGGTCGTAGCGCTTTTCAATATGCCTCCAAAGCATGGCTGACGTACGGTTTTGGGCTTAGGCCCATGATCGCAGACGCCAACGCGCTTTGCAAATCAATCGCTGCTTATTTAGAGCGATCTGATCGATCTGTTAGGCTTGTTGGAAGTGCTACTAAGGATTGGTTGTCGACTGGGGCTAACAACTTTGTAACCTCCAATGTTCTCGGGGGTTACAATAATCGTTGGAGCTTCCATCACGTCCTTTCCTATCGCTACATCGGTCTTTTCGACTTACCACTGAAAAGCTCGAACAACTACGGGGCTACTGACCATTTTGGGTTTACTTTCCCAGATGTGTTACCGGCCTTGTGGGAAGCTGCAGCCTTTTCTTGGGTTGTAGATTATTTCACAAACGTAGGAGAATTCCTTGAGGACCGTTTTACGTCGCCTCCCGGCGATACGGTTTATGTTCTCAAGAATCGGCGATATACGGTCACTGGTACTGCTAAGGCCTTCCATACTCCACATAAAGGGTTGTTATCCTTTGGTGGAGATATGGTTATAGACCATTTCCAGTTTGAACGTAATCCTCTAGGTACCCAACTCCCGCATATCGGACTTCGTGTCCGAACTGTGGATGAGATTGGGATATTTGGAGTTGGTAAACTCCTTAACCTTGTTTCCATCTTAGGTACCGGCTTTAAAACCCGATACTGATTTGATGGGAATTTCCTTTATACTTAAAGGAGTGCTTATGTCTTTTTCACCATCTTCACCTGTAACAGGCGCGGCAGTCACGGGTCTAACGACCCCGACTTATACGCTTTTAACTGATGTTGCCCCTAACATAAATGGCAAGCAATTTGCCATCTCTGCGTTGGGTGGTACTCAGACCGGCGTGGACGTTAATTCTGTATCCAAGCCGTTCACGGTCAGTTTCTTTCGACCGCCTCAGTTGCGTACTTTGCCGCAAGCGAACCCTGTTACCGGGGTTATTAAAAACGTACCTGTCAACACCTACAAGCTCATATCCCGTAAGGGAGCTGCGCCTGCTGTTAACCAGAATTCTATGGTGGCTCGTGTTACTACCATCATAGAGGTACCAGCTGGGACTGACACGTACGAGCCGGAGGATTTACGAGCTATGCTTAGCCTGCACTTCGGTGTAGGCTGGGCCCAAGCTTCTGGAATCGCCGACACGATTGTTTCAGGTGTAATTTAACCTAAGCAATCACCCCGAGTTTCAATCTTATTAGGAGTTATCCTATGAGCAAGAAAGCCCAAACGTTGAATGAGGAGCGCTTAAACGTCTTCTTTGCTCAACTATCAGCTGAGCTAGGAACGGTTAAGGCAGTTAATCCTGCTGTAGATCGTTTGAAGACTCGCATGCGCAAGCGTGCTGGTTTTTACAGGCCCAAGTTACGTAAGACCGCCGTTGAGGACTTTAAGATCCTCAACAACCACGTCGGTCTCACTCGGGTTGGTATAGATCCATTGGTGCTGATTAACTCAAAGCATTACATTCGTGTAATGCTAGAGCGTTTCAGTACTTATGTGGATCCTTCCAATATCCAGGTGGTCTTGGATCCCAATATCCTGATTGATAATTGGCGTTTTGGCCCAGGTTCCAGTAATGGAATCGATGGTGTTCATTGCGTTGAAAAGATAATCTGTGATATGTCCTGCACTAGCTCTTGTCGACCGCTCGTTTCAACCCTTCGCAGACTTTCTACCTATTTCCGCCTCTTTGATGAGGGTAACCGGAATTCTGGTATTAGCGAAGTAAGCGGATCGAAGCTGGCAATGGTTCCAAAAAACGAAGACGTAATGCGTACAATAGCTAGTGAACCTTCAGGTAATATGGCCCTACAGCTTGCTGCTGGGTCGTACCTTGAGGGTGCACTTAAGCTTATCGGAGTTGATCTGTCTACGCAACAGCCTAAGAATAAGGCTTTAGCTTTACGCGGGTCTATAGACGGTAGTATCGCTACTATTGATCTTAAATCCGCTTCAGACATGCAACATCCCGATCTTGTACGTCTCTTGTTCCCCGAGGAGTGGTTTGAGCTCTTGATGACCTTGCGGTCACCTGTAGCTCAGCTCCCTAATGGGGAAACGTGCGAACTGAACATGGTATCGACGATGGGGAATGGTTTTACCTTCCCTCTTATGACGTTAATACTGTGTTCCTTAATATATGGAATGCGTTGTTTACGCGGGGGTCCAAATCTTTTTATAGATTGGACATCTACCGCAGTGTTTGGGGATGACATCATTGTCCCCACGCATGAATATAATGACCTAGTCCATATACTGCACGGAGCAGGATATATCATTAATTCTGATAAATCCTATTACGAAGGTCCTTTCCGCGAGAGTTGTGGAGGTGATTACTATGAGGGCGTAGATATTACGCCCTTTTATGTACAGAACCTCTATGACGACCCCGAAATATATGTAGCTATCAATCAAGTTTTTGAGTGGTCGGCACGCAACAGATTGTTGCTGCCTCAAACCCTCGCGACTCTGAAAAGCTGGCTACAGAAAGGACCTTTCTTCGTACCCGAGTGGCATGGCCCTGATGAGGGGTTTCGCACGGCTCGGTGTCCCCAACGATATAAATTCTTACAGCGAGTTTCCAGGCAAATTAAGGTCCGCGAGGACCATCCTTTCCTGGTTCCTCTCGCTGCAGGCGGCTATATCGAAGGGCATGCTGGTGACGCATTCTACACACCTCGTCCATATAAAAATGAGGTGCGTGTCGCCAGGGCAAGGTTGCCTAACGGCTACCTTGATGGTTCTGACCCAGTAGGTCGGGTTAGGGCTATTAGTGATTACATCGGAGCTTACTCCTTTCTTATGGGGTAGGTGACTTTTCCGGCTTTTTCAATATGAAGAAGTCGGAGTTGTAGTCATGAACAAGGGGGTATTGTGGAG